TTCTTTCTTTATTCCAGATCCAAACATCCCAGAAAATCCAACATTCACTGCCGGAACAAAAACCTTTAGACTAACCTCACATCCCCAAAATAATCCAATTCCGGGGCAGCCCTTGAGTGTTGGTGAGAATAAGTTTTTTGCTGAAGGAAAGACTCAAACAATTCAGGAAAAAATTCTTTCTATTAGAAATGCTAGAGTCTCAACAAAGACGTTCACCAATACCCGCACAGAGGCTCAATTTACAGGTTTGTATATTGACCCACTGGCACAATCCTTTGCTTGTGATGAACCAACTGGTGTTTATCTAACTAAACTTGATGTTTATTTTGAATCCAAGGATGCTTCAGTTCCTGTTACTTGTCAGATTAGAACAATGGAATTGGGAACTCCAACAGCCACTGTTCTGCCATTTAGTGAGGTATCCTTAAATCCAGATTTTATTAATATTTCTAGTGATGGTAGCCTTGCAACAACATTCACTTTTGAGTCTCCCGTTTATATTGAGGCCAATCAAGAATACTCGGTTGTTTTGCTTTCAAACTCTACTTCTTATCGAGTATGGATTTCTAGATTAGGGGAAAGGGATTCTATTAGCGGTAAAGTTGTAGAAACACAACCAACCCTAGGTTCTCTTTTCAAGTCACAAAATGCCTCTACTTGGTCACCAAGTCAATTTGAGGATCTTAAATTCAGACTTTATCGAGCAGAATTTACAGCAAACACAGGTTACCTTAATTTCTATAACCCAGATTTAAATGAAGGCAATTCTCAAATACCAATTCTTTTCAACAATCCTTTAGACCTTATTTCTAGAAGAATTCGAGTTGGTCTTGCTACAACTGTCACTGAAAGTGATGCAAACTTTAGATTTGGACAGACTGTTTATCAGCCTAGCACTGAGGCAACTGGTATCTATGTTTCTAAGGTAGGTCTAGCGACTGGTGGAACTTCTAACGGTGGACTTACTATCACTTCTGCCGGTATTGGTTATACCCCATCTAGCGGTTCAACCACCTTTAATAATGTCACACTAACTTCTATTACTGGGACTGGTCGCAATGCAACCGCAAACATTACAATCAGTAATGGTGTGGCTGTAGGCGCAACTATTGTTTCTAGTGGCTCTGGTTATCAAATTGGTGATGTTCTAACTGCATCTCAAATTGGTTCCACAACTCTCGGTCGAAATTTAAGAATTTCTATCGCCAATGTAACTCAATTTAATGAAATCATTCTTGATAACGTTCAAGGTGATTTTGCAACCGGAGTTGGGGTCGGTAACAGCCTAAAATACTTCAATTCCTCAGGTAATTTAACCATTCTTAATAATGCAACTGGCGGAAATGTTACAATCACACCTCCAATTCAAGTTGAAAATGATGGACTACACTTTAGAGTAAAGCATCTTAATCACGGTATGCACTCTGATTTGAATTATGTAACTGTGAGCGGAATAACCCCAGACACAGCTTTTGCTAGACTTTCTGGTGATCTTTCAAATGTTGCAACCACAAGTATTAATGTAAGCGATGCGACTCTGTTTGCTAACTTTGAGGGATACCCTGTTAGCATTAACAATCCTGGCTATGCAATTGTTAATGGTGAAATTATTAAGTACACATCAGTAACAACAGGGAATCTCAATAGTATCACCCGTGCAATTGATAATACTAAAGCAATTAATCACCCTGTTAACACCGTAATTCAAAAGTATGAAATTGATGGCGTTTCTCTCTTGAGAGTTAACAAAACTCATCGTCTTGAAGATGCTACCATTCCCTCACCAGTAGGTCTTGATTATTACTCTTTAAAAATTATTCAAGCTGCTGAGACTATTGGGACAAAAGTTATCTCTAATCGTACTGGAAGTGGGTTGTATCCAGCACTATTCTTTAATACTACAAAGTCATCTGGTGGAAATCTTGTAAGAGCAACCCAAAATATGCCATTTGAATTGATTACTCCTTTGATTGAAACTTTTATTCCGAATAATACTAACATTACGGCTCAGGTTCGCACTGTTAGCGGTCAAAGCATTTCGGGAAATGAAACGGCTTTTGTTGATAAAGGGTATTCCTCAATCACACTAAGAGAATATAATTATTTTGATTCACCTAGAGTAATTGCTTCTAAAGTGAATGAAACTAATCTACTCTCATCATTACCTGGCAATAAGTCTTTTAATCTACTAGCAACTCTTACTACAAACGATAGTAGACTAACACCTTCTATTGATCTAACCCGTAATAGTGTTATTACAACATCAAACCGGGTTAACAAAATTGTCGCTGATGATGCTTATGCTGGTGATAATCGAGTCAACTCTTTGGCCCGAGATCAGAATGGATTTATTTACGTGACTAATGCGTATCGTCTTGAAATCCCTGCAACTTCAATTAAATTGCTTGTAACTGCGGACATTAACACATATTCTGACATCAGAGCCCTATACGCTATTGATACTGAGGAAAATAGTAATCCAATTTTTGAATTATTCCCAGGATACAATAACATAGATTCTCTGGGTAATACTGTTGATTTCAGCCTTAATAATGGAACACCTGATAAGATTATTCAAAAAAATAACACATTATCATTTGAACCACAGAATTATAGAGAGTACGAATTTACTTCAAACAATCTACCACCCTTTAAGTATTATAGAATTAAGTTGATTCTTACCTCAACGAATCAAGCATATGTCCCTAAAATCAAGGACATACGTTCCATTGCTCTAGCATAATGTCAAGCTTGATTCCAATTAAAGATATAAATTCGTTAAATCGTGATTTATCCAATAATGGTATTGTGAATAATAGTCACAGTGATTATAATAAATACCTATTACAAAAAGCTGCAAAAGAGCAGGAACATTGTAAAATTGAAACAATTGAAAATGAACTTGAGTGTCTTAAAAAAGACTTATGGGAAATTAAAAAACTACTTTTAAATTTTGTAAAATGAATCCAAACAACATTACGTTAGAAAGCCTTAATTTAAATTTTGAGTATGAAAAACTTTCAAGAGAAATTGATACGCTTGATGATCTGGATGATGTTAAAAATCTGGCAAAATATTTTATGAAAATGAACTTTTTACAAAAAGAAATCGTCTCTAAGATTGGTAAAATCTAATGGCACAACCAACAAATCGGCAAGAATTCACTGAATATTGTTTACGTCAGCTTGGAGCACCTGTTCTAGAAATTAACGTTGACATAGATCAAGTTGAAGATCGAATTGATGATGCTGTTCAGTATTTTCAAGAGCGCCATTTTGATGGAATTGAGTTAACTTATATGAAATACAAACTCACACAAGAAGATGTTGATCGTGCCAAGGGAAAAATTAATCCCATAACAACCACAACTTCAAGTGCTGGTAAAAATTATGAATTGCAACAGGATCGTAATTATATTCAAATGCCAGATTATGTTTTAGGTGTTAATAGAATTTTTAAATTTGAGGGAACTAACACTCTCTCAAGTAATATGTTCAGTATTAAGTATCAGTTATTTCTTAATGACTTGTATTATTGGGGTTCTACTGAATTGCTTTCTTATACGATGGTTAAGAGGTATCTTGAGGACATTGACTGGATTCTCTCTACAGAAAAACCCATTCGATTTAATAAACGCGAAGGTAAACTTTATATTGATGTTGATTGGGAAACAATGACTGTTGATAGTTATATTCTAATTGAATGTTATCGGGCTCTCAATCCAGCAGATTCTTATAAAGTCTGGAATGATTCTTTTCTTAAGCGTTACGCAACTGCTCTCATTAAACGTCAATGGGGAACAAATTTACTTAAATTCCGTGGTGTAAAGCTACCTGGCGGCGTAGAATTGAATGGTCGTGAGATTTATGATGATGCACAAAGAGAGTTGGATTTGATTAGAGAAGAAATGAGCAGCACTTACGAAATGCCACCACTGGATTTGGTTGGTTAAAATAGTTAAATAGTTATGTGTGTGACATTATGAAATGTTAAATCAGTTCTTTCTACAAGGAGCTAAACAAGAGCAAGGACTTATTCAGAGTATAATAAATGAGGCCATTCAGATTCACGGAGTGGACATTTATTATATTCCACGTTTATATGTCACAAAACGTAAAGTTATTAGAGAAGTTATTGAATCAAAGTTCAATAATGCCTTTCCACTAGAGGCTTATATTGACACGTATGATGGTTATGAAGGAGCAGGAACCCTTCTTAGTAAGTTTGGCATTAAACCAGAACTTGACCTTAATCTTGTCATTTCAAGAGAAAGATTTAGCTCATATATTACACCACTAATTCAAAACATTCCAGACATTGCTCTTCCCGATAGACCCAAAGAGGGAGATTTGGTTTGGTTTCCTTTGGGTGATAGATTATTTGAAATCAAATTTGTTGAGCACGAGGCGCCTTTTTATCAGCTCCAACAAAACTATGTTTATATGTTACGTTGTGAACTATTCAGGTATCAAGATGAAATTATTGATACTGGGCTTGAGTTTATTGACGATAATACACAAAATCAAGGATATACAGAATACTATCGAATGGTTGGTATTGGTTCTACCGCAACCGCAATTACCTCAATTGTTAATGGTGGGGTAACACAAGTTGTTATTACTAATCGCGGGGATGGTTATACTGGACCACCAAGAGTGGAATTTGGACCATCCATCGGATCGACTGCAACAGGTATTGCGACGATGATTGGTGGTATTGTTGATCTATGCCAACCAGATTCCTCACTATTCCGAGTTCAAGGGGTAGAAATAATTAATCCTGGCTTTGGTTATACTGTTCCACCAACCGTTGCATTTTATGGTGGTGGCGGATCTGGTGCTCAGGCTTATTCAATTATTGCAGATGGTATTGTTGGTGTAATAACAGTTCTCAGTCCTGGGGCAGGGTACTCAACAGAACCTTCAATTAGTGTAATAGGAATAGCATCCACCTCCGCTATTTTAAGACCTGTCGTTGAGAATGGTTCAATCAAACAAATTCGTATTATTCAAACAGGTATAGGTTATACCACAACACCTCAGATTGTTATTTCACCTCCATCTAACATCAGCACAGGTAATTTCTTCTTTAATGAGATTGTTACTGGTTCAATAACTGGGAATACTGCAAGAGTTAAAGTATGGGATGCTCCCAATAACATTCTACAAGTGGGTAACATCACAGGTTCATTCATTAATGGTGAGACTGTGACGGGCTCCGAATCCAATGCTCAATACACAATTCAAGCAGGAATTGGAACTCTAACAGTAGAAGATGCCAAACAGATCGGAATTTCAGTTGATCCGTTTTCACAGAACAATGACATTCAGATTGAGGCTTCTAAGGTTATTGATGATACAGAATATAACATTTTTGGGAGGCCATAACAATGTTTCAACACTTTTACTTTGAAATTCTAAGGAAGACTATTTATTCTTTCGGTACTCTTTTCAATAACATCTACATCAAACATAAAAATGATGAAGGTGATATAACGTCAACTATTAGAGTTCCACTCGCTTATGGCCCAACTCAAAAGTTCTTGGCACGCCTTGAGCAATCACCAGATTTAAACAAACCTATTCAAATTACAACCCCTAGAATGTCAATGGAGATTATTAATCTCCGTCCCAACAACAACAAACAAACAACCTCAACTGAAATTTTCAAGGCCGCAGATAAAGATAATAAGGTAAGAACTGGCTATCTTCCTGTCCCTTATACTCTTTACCTTGAGCTTGGTATTTTTACAAAACTTGAGGATGATATGTTTCAAATTGCGGAACAAATTATTCCCTATTTTAGACCAAGCTATTCAGTAAGTGTGGTAATGATTGATGAAATTAATGAAAAAAGAGATATAATTTTTAATCTTGATGATATTGTGATGACTGACGATTATGAAGGAAACTTTGAAAAACGACGTTCTCTGATCTGGACTCTCAAGTTTTCTGCTGAGATTTATTTCTTTATTCCAATTTCTTCGGATACTGCATCCAAAAATATTATCAAAAAGGTTTCGTTTGGATTTATTGCAGGTAGTTATGATGGTTCTTCACAAAATGAAGACATTCGTTTTAACATCACACCTAAAGCAACAAAAAATTATACCGGAACTGTAGTCACAACATTATCAAAAGATGCGACCATTAATGATAAATTTATCGAGGTGACAAATTCGTCGAACATTACAGCCCAATCATTTATCAATATCAATAATGAAACATTATTTGTTGATGCTAAAAATGGTAATACCTTAACCGTAACGAGAGAATTATTTGATACTAAGGCCCAATTACACATCTCAGGTTCTGATGTATTAAATATAACAACTATAGATAACGAGTTGATTGGTCCAAAAGATCCATTCAGCTTTATTACGGAATTTGAATAATTATGGCAAGGCCCAAAAAATTTGATGAACTTAAATCAACTTTCAACATTGATGTCGAAGCAGAATCTGTTTCTACAGAGATAGAGAAAGTTGAGAACACTTCTCAAGTACCCGATAAAGTCCAAGAAACAAGCAAGGTATTAAAAAACTTTGATAATGATGTTGCTTATGTTTTTGGTATTCTTAACAGTACGATTGAGAAGAGTAAAGAGGCTCTTGATTGCGCTCTAGAACTTGCTCAAGAAACTGAAAATGCTAGAGCATATGAAGTTGTTGGTCAATTGGTTAAACAGACTGTGGATTCAGCAGAAAAGATTATAGACATTCATAAAAAACTTAAAGATATTGAAACTGAAAGAAAAGGACCAACCAGTGTTACAAATAATGCAGTTTTTGTTGGAACTACAGCAGAAGCACTTAAGTTGCTAAAAGCAAAAATGAACGAAGAAAACTAAATAGCTATTAATTTAGAATACAATGTTATCAGAAGATCATAAAGAAATTGCTACTGGTAAAAAGAAAGATGATGAGGGTTATATGGCCCGCGTTGAGCTTGATAGCATTGAGAAAGCCGTTTCTAGATTAAGAAAAACAATTAAGGGATCAGGTCAGCAACTACCAGCCTGGGTTCAATCTAAAATTACCCGTGCTGCTGATTATATCGACACTGCGGCAGAATATCTCTCATCTGATGAAGACTTAGATGAAGGTGTTAGTTTTAAAATTAAAGAAAAAGAGCATAAAGAATCACGCCCCCCTCTTGGTGCTTCAAAACTTAGGAAAATGACAGATTCTCAGTTGGATCAACTTCCAAAAAGGGCTAAGGAAATTGCAGGGGTAAGACTTCCTAAGTTTGAATCAACTTTAACTGACCGTATTCTGGCCGAGATGGGTTGCGATTGTGATATGAAACCAGCAAAATCTGTAGAAGATATTGCCAAAAAACATAATACTTCAACTGAACGAGTAGAAAAACAACTCAAGCGTGGTATTAAGGTGGAAATGGAACATACCACCGATAAGAATGAGGCAGAACATATCGCACTACAACACCTGGCCGAAAGACCTGATTATTACACTCGTTTAAAAAAGGTTGAAGAATCTACCGCTTCTGGTGATGAGGGTCTACACGATTGGTTTAATAAGTCTAAATCAAAAGATGGAACTCCTGGGTGGAGACAAATAGGAGGTAAATACGCAGGAAAGCCTTGTGCTAGGCAAGAAGAACAAACAACCACCCCTAAATGTGGTAGTTCAAAAATAGCTGAAAAATTATCAGACGAAGAAGAGGATAAGGCTTTTAATAGAAAAAATAAAAAAGATCCCAATCAACCAGAAAAGAAAGGGGCAGCAAAACCTACCTATGTAAAAACTGAACTTAAAGAAGTAAAAGATAGACCCCTTAAAGGTAGTGGCACAAAAGACGCCTGTTACAATAAGGTTAAATCTAGGTATCGTGTGTTTCCTAGTGCCTATGCCTCTGGGGCTATCAGCAAGTGCCGTAAAGTTGGAGCCGACAATTGGGGTAATAAATCAGAAGAATTTATTCCAGAAGCAGAAAATCCCTGTTGGAATGGCTATCAGAAAAAAGGAATGAAGAAGAAAGGAAAGAAAATGGTTCCTAATTGCGTTCCTATTAATGAGGGTGTAAGGATTCAGTCTCAAAGTGGCCAGCTAATGAATATTATGCTGAACTGGAGAAATAAAGTAATTCTAACTCAATTATTCTTTCCCCAAATAAGAATCCCTAAAAGATTGGAAATAATTGCTGCGGTTGAAAAAGTATATCCTGGGGCAAAAGTGCTTACCTTTAGAGTTAGTAATATTGATCCAAATTTACCACTTGTTCAAGTTAATGAAGAAGGCCCTAGTCTTTCTGTTAATCGTGGAGAAAAACTTTCGGTTGAACAGGGTGGTGGATTAACCGCAAAAGGTCGTAAAAAATATAACCGAGCAACGGGCTCTAACCTAAAGGCACCTGTAACAGGAAAAGTTAAAAAAGGAAGTAAGGCTTGGCGAAGACGTAAGAATTTCTGTAGCAGATCACGTAGTTGGAATCGCCCTAGAGGTCTAGCAGCCCGTCGTCGGTGGAAGTGCTGATAAATTATGGTGCATAGAGACGAACATTATCTAGGTAATCCACTTTTAAAAAAAGCAAATACACAGGTAGAGCTAACGGAAGAACAGCTCACCGAATTCGTAAAGTGTATTGATGACCCAATTTATTTCGCTAAAAATTATATTAAAATTGTAACTCTTGATGACGGTCTGGTTAACTTTGAACCTTACCAGTTTCAAGAGGAGATGTTGTCCAATTTTCATAAGAAAAGATTCAACGTCTGTAAATTACCCCGTCAGCCATTATGGATTGAAACACCAATCTTAACAACACAAGGTTGGAAAACTTTAGGTCAAGTTCAAATTGGCGACTATGTTTATGACGCAGAGGGATTACCTGTTTTAGTAACAGATAAAACGCAAGTTTATAACAACACCCCTTGCTATAAAATTGTGTTTGATTGTGGTGAAGAAATTATTGCCGATGAAGATCACGTTTGGCCAGTTAATAATACTAGATTAAGAACAATAGACCTTTATAATGACTTCTTAGATGGCGAACATTTAAGAATTAAAGGGGGTAAAATACCAGATGATTATAAGGTAGAATTTCAATTCGATGAACACTTTATTTTAGATATTGAAAAAGTTGACAGTGTTCCTGTTGTTTGTATTACCGTTAACAGTGATGATCATTTATTTTTGTGTGGTAAGAGTTTTATTCCAACTCAGAACTCAGGTAAATCAACAACTACTGTTGCATTTCTTGTTCATCACATCGTATTCAATGAACATACATCCATTGCAATTCTAGCGAACAAGGCTTCCACCGCAAAAGATATTCTCGCTAGATTGCAGACCGCATATGAGAATCTTCCTAAGTGGATGCAACAAGGTGTTAAATCTTGGAATAAAACATCTATGGAACTAGAAAATGGTTCCAAGGTTATTGCTGCATCAACTTCTGCTTCATCTGTTAGAGGTGGTACATATTCACTACTTATGCTTGATGAGTATGCCTTCGTACCTCAACAAGTAGCTGAAAACTTTATGAGATCGGTGTATCCTACCATTACTTCTGGTAGAGATTCAAAGGTTATAGTCGTAAGCTGTGTTACGAAAGATACTTATATTCTAACACCTAAAGGTTATAGGCGAATTGATTCCCTGGTTGAAAGTGATAAATCTGGGGCCTACTTCACAAATGATTATACTGTAAGAGGTAGGGATAAATTCTACTCAAGTAATATTGTCGTTAATAGCGGAAAAGCATCAACTAATATTATAACCACTCGTTATGATTCGATTGAATGTTCAGAAGATCACAAATTATGGGCATATTGTAATGATAATTATGGTTATGTAAAGAGTAATGAACTTAAAGTAGGCGATTATATTGCATTAAGGTATAATGCTCAAGTTTTTGGTGATGATGACTCTTCTAGCGTAGAAAGAGCAAAGGAATATGGTGAGTTGATTCGTGATTATAATTCTATGGATTTTGATTTTATCCTTTCTGATAAGGTATTGTCTTGGATAAAGCCAAATATAATTTCATTGTTAAATGGTCTTTTTGATAGCCACAGTCTTTATGATATTAATAAAAATTTAGAATTTACAACAACGTCTAAAGAGTTAGCCCGCCAAGTTCAATTATTATTATTGAACATTGGATTATTTGGTGAATTAAAGATAGATGGTGATTATTACACAATCACCTTAAAGTATTTTATTGCTGACGATAATCTAATTTGGTTGAAAATTAAAAGCATCGAAAAGTCAGAAAATGAGGTATTTGATGTTTCACTTCCTGACATTGAAGATGATAAATGGTGTCACTCTGTTCTCTATAATAATTTCCTTGGGCACCAAACTCCTGCTGGACTTAATCACTATTATAAGCTATGGATGGATGCTAAAGACGGCAAGAATGATTACCATCCATTTGAGATTCATTGGTCCGATGTTCCAGGGAGAGATGAAATCTGGCGTAATACTCAGATTAAAAACATTGGCCAAAAAGCTTTCGATCAAGAATTCAATACCGATTTTCTTGGTTCATCTGAAACATTAATCTCTGGTTCAAAACTAGCAAATCTAGTAACGACTGCTGCAATAAAATCTCTCAACGATCTAGACGTTTTCGTTGAGCCGAAAGATGAGCACGTTTATGTTACTATTGTTGATACCGCAAGAGGTGTTGAAAAAGACTATTCAGCCTTTGTTGTTATGGATGTTACAAATTTACCATATAAGGTAGTTGCGAAATATAGAAGCAATGAAATTAAACCTGAAATGTATTCTTATGTTATTAAAGATGTTGCATCAAAGTATAATACATCGTATCTTCTTTGTGAGGTGAATGATATTGGTAATCAAATCGCAAGAGACCTTGTTGAGGATGGTTACCCTAATATGTTATTTTGTTCAACAAAATCAAGAAGTGGGCAATTTATTGGTCAAAACTTTTCTGGTAAATACGAACTCGGTGTTAAAATGCAAAAGAACATCAAAAAAGTTGGTGCTCTTAATCTCAAGACTCTTATTGAAGAAGATAAACTGGAAGTAAACGATTATGACATTTTTGCTGAGCTAACAACATTCATTCAAAAGGGACCTTCTTTTGAGGCTGAAGCTGGTAAAAATGATGACCTCGTAGTATGTCTACTATTATTTGCTTGGTTAACAACCAATCAATACTTTAAAGACATAACCAACTTTGATTTAAGA